GTGACGTGCCTGTGCATACTCTTCAACTGGTTTACCGTGATTAGATAAGGTGGCAAAGATATCTGCGATGTAATCTTGCCTTTCCTGTTCCAGATCATAATAGTGGGGGGAACGCATAAAGTCCTTGAACACTTCTTTAAAGATTTTAACGTTGTCATCAGCAAAGATTTCTACCTCGCCCACGTTTTCAACAGCGGCTTGCAACATGTCTTCGGCGTGTCTGCGGTCTGCCATCTCGTTAATCAGATAAGAGTTGTAAGTTTTAAGCGACATCTCTTTCATAGCCAACTTGGGATCTAGAATACCCATCTGGACAAGCTCAATAAGCTTTGCGTCTCTGTCTTGCTTCTCGTTGCGGAACAACGAACCAGCTTCGAAAAGGATTTCAGGAGTATCTACCAGATTGGTGTTTTTAAGTTCTTTAAAAATAACTGAACCGGTGCGGTCCATCATCCTCATCATCGTGCTTTCTTTGTAATATGTTTTCATCAACAAAAGAACCGTTATTGCTAAATCCTTTGCGCCTTTTTCAATATTTTCCTGTGTTGTGTTTAACTGGGAAACATCCTGTGCGGTGAGGGCGTTGATGGCTTTACCGCTTGTAATTCCGATTGCTCGCTTTCCTAGTGTAGTGCTGTGTGCACCTGAAACATCCATAATCTCGTTTTGTAATTGACGGATATTATCAAAGACATAAGAGGGGATTGGTGCGCCACTAATCTGCGTAGGTTGTCCACCAGCCGGGTTATAATAAATCTTCTCACCCGCCTTGGCTGTAATAGACGAGGGGGCAATACCAGAGGTCTTGGGGATTAACCACTTCGGGTTAGTCATCAACTCTGTATTGTCTAGAACTTGCGCTCTTGCTTTGTTGTATTGGTTTTGTAGGTCAATAAGCGGGCTAATTAAACCAATTCCCCATAATCTAGAGGGGATTGTGGTATAACGAATAAACTGAATTGGCGTCCAACCTTTTGGGTTTTTGCCTTTATAAAGGTAAGTATCACCCATGGTAATAGCGTATTTGCCATCGTCCCAGTGGGTTTCGTAGATTTCTACTCTATTTTTGGGGAAGTTAACAGTGTTTCTTTTCCAGCGATATTCATCGCCGGGATCAGCGGAATTCCTCTCTTCAATCTCTTTTGCGTATTTGGGATAAGCTGCTTTAAGATCCTTTTTAGAAATAAAACTACGGATCGACATAAACTCGCTTTCGTCGGGGCTGTTGACACCCTGTTCAAAAAAGATGTCGTAGGGTGAAACAACTGACGTTCGAACCACTTTATCGCCGGGATCATAATAACTATGAAGGGCTGCGTTTCCACAACTTAATAGCCACCCAATCAATTCATGTATTTTGTCTTTTATTCCTTCAGCCGCCCAATAATACTGAAGTGCTACTTCGCTTGCTTGTGATTTATTAATATCTTCTGGACTAGGCGAAGCGGGTAATACCGTTACACCGGGATAATCTGTAGCTAATCTAGATAGAATATTGCGATAAAGATTAAGAAGTAGATTAACAACAACCCTATTTTGTCCTGCTCTCAAGCGTGTTGCTTGAAAAACCCCGTTAGTTCTGTCATAAAAAAGGTGTTGTCTGCCTTCTAAATAAAGGATTGAGAGGTCAAATATTCGTGTTGTCTTTTGTTTGTCTTGTTTTGAATCTGAAAGGATTCCGCTTATGTTCTTTGGATACTCATAAGTATCTTCGTCTATGTCGGGTGATTGGTAATCGGGCATCTATTTTTCTCCTACTATCAGCTTCTACTTTCGCCATCTCAACTAAAGAGAATTAATCGTTTTGGCGGCGCTTAGGGCGTTCTTTAGCTTCTTTGCCCTCTCTGCTGCATCTGCTGCGGTCGTTGCGGCTTTAGCACCTGTTTCTACGGCTCTAGCACCTGTTTCTACGGCTTTAGCACCTGTTACTGCGGCTTTGCCAGCTTTGGCAGCTTTGGCAGCGTCTGCGGCTTTCTTAGCAGCTTCTTCAGGGGTCCGTGCAGTTGCTTCTTTCGCAATATCGGTTGCAGCCCCAACGGCTGCGTTCTGTCCAGCATAACCTCCCAGACCACCGATAAGTGCGCCGAGAGCACCACCGATGGCTGTACCCCAACCGGGGAGCACCGTGGTGCCAATTTTTGCGCCAGTTAAGCCAGTTGAGACGGCTCCGGCAAGCGCGCCTTGGGCTTGCGAGTCTTGGGTTTTATTCTTCGCTTTTTGTGTCTTCGTGATTTGGTCGCTTTTTAACCTGCTGGCTGCTTCTTCACGCGCTGTACTCTGTGCGCTGGCTGCGTCCTGTAGAACACTTTTTGCTGCCTTTTTGTTTCTCTTCTTCTTTTCATATGGATCTGTTTCGTCATAAAGTGCCATGTCTAATTCTCCCAATCAAATTGATTGTTTATTTGTTTTTGTGTTTCTCTTTCTTCTTCTGTCTTTTCTCGCCACTCCCAAAGGTGTGTATACGTAAAAATACCAATAGTGATACTGGTTTGAAGCAAAAATAAAACTAGTGTCGCCTCTAAAATTGTACTCATCTTTAAAAAAGGGGGCAACCGGCGTTAACCGGTTGCCCCCCACCTTCCTTCAGTTATTTAATTATAGCTGACATCCGACCAACATACCGTTCTTGAAGGGCTGCTTACAAACAACGTTGTAATACCAACGGTAAAAGCCTTCCCAGCTATCCTGACCGGCGACACGGGACAAGACAGAGCCGTCAAGGTCAGCGAAACCGCCGTCCTGAAGCTCTAGCATGGACCAAGTGTCGGTCTTAAGATAAACTAGACCACCGCGAGCGCAGTGTCGGTCTGTCTTAATCGGGATACCCGCGTAGGATAACCCACCGCCGAAGCCACCTTCACCCTTGGTCTTGCCAGAACCCTGCGCGACAACTGTCTGCAAAGTTCCTGTCAAGTTGAGGATGTAGCCAAGGCGCTGACTAGGATGCATAATAATCCAGTTCGGCTCCGAGCCAGAATTGGTCAAAACCGTGTCCAACACGCTCTGCATCCGACGCAGGTTCAAAGCACCTGTGCCGATCGTTGCCGGCGCGCCGGGGGCAATATTGCGATCCTGATCCGGATTCACAACCGGTATCGTGATGGGGCAAGTAAGAACCGTTGACTGTAGGGTAGAACCCTGATTACCACCAACGGGGCCACCAACGACCGTGTTGCGGCGATCAGTACCAAAGTGTACCTGACTACCGAGGTTGCCATAAATACCCTCTGACTCATCTGCAATTGCAGCGTTCATAGCTGGCGTAGCAGCGTTCGGCAGCGGACCAATTGGCGCAGCTTGGATCGTTGACAAGATTACCGCGTAACCCACGTCTGTGTCTGTCGGACCAGCACCCGATGGGGTACCAGCCGCATACGCCAAGGTGGTCATGTTGGCGGCACCGGGCACCGAGGGGGTAAGAATATCAAGCGAAGAGTTCGGAACATCTACGCCGTTGACGAAGTTGGGCTGATTCAACTCAAAACGCTCGACCGGAGCCACGATGTTCTCGTAGCGATCCATACCAACGATTTCAAACTGAACACCCGAACCGGGAGCGGCAGCTTGGACTTCGGCAGCGAAAGTGGCGATCTTGTTGATATCACCAGTGAAATCCCACACGTCGTTCACTAGGGCAGCGGCACGACGCTGGTTGAGGAAACCAACAACGGGACCACCACTATAGCAAGCTTGATTAGCCGCAGTTTTAACATCGTTGACGAGTTTCCCCATCTCGGCGTCACTGTAAGAGATAAAGGCGTGAGCCGATCCCTTTTTCGCAGAAGCGATGGCAGGACCAGTGACCTGAAAGCGACCATAAAGCAGCGCAGCGTTGACTCGTAGGTCAGCGAACACCTGTTCGGTACCGGGGGTTGCCATCACACCACCGGGGAGCGCGGCACCTTCGCCAGCGAATCCAACAGCAGTGTTGCGACCGATGTGGACAGGGATGACGCAAACGCGACCACTCCACTCCACTGATTGTTTTTCGAAGAGTTGTACGGCCAACACTTCGTTGTTTAGTTGTTCTTGGATTGGACCAAGATAGAATTCCTTTAAAATAGCCGCAAAGGTTTGTAGGGCAGCAGACATGTTAATTACTCCTTATAATTTGATTATGTATTGTCTTTTATCCACCGTAACGCGGCTTGACCAGCTTCAGCAACAGAGCTAGGGTTTCCCCTGTGTTCTCTGCCACTAGCAACATGGCTTCGCGCTGCGGTTGTTGATCTTGCACTTGGTCGTGGAGGCGGTGCTGGGGCTTCTAACTGCTGTTGTTCTGAATAACGCGCAATTGCGCCTTCTTCTACACCAGCAATAAAAGTTGAATAGCGTTCCGCTATATCCATAACGTTCGTGTCAGGATCCTGTATGACGGATTGTACGAGGAATTCACTTGGAACCCCCGGATAAGACCCAATTGCTGTGTCGATTTCCCTTTGCAACTGAACTTGGGCTTTATCAACCTCAAATTCCCAGAGTTTTCCTTCTAAACTTTCTACACGACTTTTCCAAGGGGCATCTTCCCCTTGATACGAGGTCGGCTCGTAATTGTGCTCTGGTTGCTCTTCGGAGAGGATCTGTTGATAAATTTTATCAATCTCCTCATCTTCACTAACTTGTGTCTCATAATCATGCTCATAAGAAGAGGCGGGAGTGCTTTGGCGTTGTGTTTCAAAAGATTCTAACTGCGCCCTTAAGGCATCGTTTTCGTCTTTTAAGTCGTTGCGAGTGTGTAGCACTTTCTGAAATCTTGAATATGGAACTCGATGTCCACTCTCGTCTTCCTGTGCTTCGCTTGCTTCGGCTGTTTCTTGAACAGGGGATTCCGTCTGGTGGTCCTCTGTCGTTGATTCGGTTTGAGCTTCGTATTCTACGCCGCTCTCTTCTGCTTGTCCCAGTGCCTGCGAAAGCTGGGCGACGGCATCACCGTCTAAAAATTTACTCATACGCAGTATTCTCCTTTACAATATCTTTAAGCCGATAAGGGGGCTGGATACTTTACACAACATCGTTTTTCTATTTATGTAGTATATCATATACGTTCTGGTGGCCACGCTTTTTCATGCTTTCAACTAGCGAATCGCTATCATAATCGTGATCTTCTGCTTTATAAACAGTGCGATTTGCGTTTTCCCACTCCAATATCTCTCTCACGTTGCTCGGGCGCTGTGTTTTAACACGATGTACTAGGGCCTCTATTTGGTCTATACCCATAAGCGCAAACGCTGTGGCAAATATCATATCGTCGTGTTTGCCACTGGATGCTTCTGGTTTTCCATGCTTATTAAAAATAAAACTATTTATTTCACATCTCAAAGTTTCTGCGTCTGGTTTCAATTTACCTTTTTCTATAAATTGTTGTAAGCGGGATAACAACAGCGGTCGTGTCTTTATGTTTGTGTTAAACCCCAGATGTTCAGTCCAGCGATTTTTTACTTTATCAAATAACACCTTTCTGAAAAGTTGAGTGTCTGTCTTGGTTAATCTCTCTAATACTGCCAAGCCATAACTATTATTTTCCACTACTACGAGGGCATCATAGTTTTTTGCCTCTTGGGCTATTAACATGGCAAAGTCATCAGGTTTAATTCTTGCATAAAAGGTTGAAACAACGATTGGATTTTCTTTATTTGTAACGTCTAGAGTACACCAAGCAGAATAATCACCTTCATGGCTTCCTGACGCAACATCTACCCCTATGCTATAAACTCTAAACTTACCGGGTTG